CTAGCAAATTATGCGTATTTTGCGATACAAAAGCAAGTATAAAACATTTATTTTACCCTAATGAAAATACGGAGACATTATGGATTTTGATGATGATATAGTAGATAATGATGACAATAGTCGCTTGACAGAATTACCAGAAGCCAAGTTATTATTAGCTATGCTTTACCAGACTATAGATGACGCTTTATATGTTCCCAAAAGAACCAAAGAAAATGCTACAGAAAAAACAGTGACATCTTTAAAATCTAAAAATAAATTAGCTTTACGAGACAAGATAGATGCTATACAATGGTTGTTTGATGATAATGATATTTATGATTTATGTTGTGAATTAGCAGGAATGAATAAATATAATATTAGAAATATGATTATTGAAAAAATAGGTGCAGAACAAATTCTTCCTTTAGTACATGGATTTTATCAACCAAATGGACATTAATCATTTAGAATTAGACGTTGCTTGTTATGCTACTGCTGTATATCATGAAGCAAATACACAATCTTTAGAGGAAAAATTAGGTGTTATCAATGTCATTCGTAACAGGGTTAAATCTGGTCGTTGGGGTCGTGATGTATGTTCTGTTGTTTATGCTAATGGTCAATTTATTGGGGTCACAGATGAAACTCATAAAGATGTGGATACAGAAATATTTCTTAAAACAGAACTTTTGGTACTTGATGCAGTTGTATTTAATAAATATGCTAACCCAGTTGCAAATGCTTTATACTTTCATGATGATTCAATTCCATCGGTTAATAGATGGGGTAAAAAGAAAGTTAAAATAGGAAGGATGGTATTTTATTAATGAAACCTATAGCATGGCTTGTAGAAGAGTTTGATAGCACAGGTAAACTTGTATGGTCTGGTTTAATGACTTCAGAACCCACAGAAATGTCATGGTTGCAAGACCTTAAATCTAAATTACGTAATGTCACAATAACGCCATTAATCCCAGATACAAAAAATGTTGTAAAAGTAACTAATATTAAAAAATATGATAGTAAAAAATTAACGGAGGCAAACAGTGGACTCTAGACCACTCACGCAAGAACAAATTATAAAAGCATATAAAGATGCTTTTGGACATGGAAGTCAAGTATTAACATTAGAAAAAATATTTAAATTTGCAAGAATTATTGAACAATTACATGGAGTTAAGTATGAAACCTAATTTATTTATAGCAACTCCTATGTATGGTGGATTATGTTATGGCACTTATATGGAATCCATGTTAAGTTTACAAGCTCATTTAATTGTTAAAGATATAGATGCTTACTTTTCATTCTTATATAACGAAAGCCTTATTACTCGTGGTCGCAATACATTAGTTAATGATTTCTTAAAATCTGATTGCACTCATATGATATTTATTGATGCTGATATTCACTTTAACCCAGAACATTTGTTTAAAATGATTGATTCAGATGTAAACATTATTTGTGGTCTTTATCCTAAAAAAGAAATTAACTTTGGCTCACTAGCATTTGCTATTAAAAAGAATGTACCAGAAAACCAATTAAAATACTTTACAGGTGAATATGTAGTCAACATGGTAGGTGATGTTAAAGAAGAATTAGTGCCTTTAGATAAGCCTTTTGAGATTAAATATGGTGGCACAGGATTTATGGTTATTAAGCGTGATGTATTTGATAAATTAAAAGATAAATGCCCTAAATATATTCATAACATGAATGATACTAATGACAATTCTAATTTAGGTGATGAAGTAGTAGAGTATTTTGCTACTAGCATTGATGAAGAGAAGAAACTATTGTCAGAGGATTATCATTTCTGTAAACTAGCTAGGGACAATGGCATTAAAGTATGGGGTGCAGCATGGGCACAGTTAGTCCATACAGGGACTTATCAATATAGTGGGAGACTTGTATGATTTACTTTTTTATAGTACCAGTAGCAATTTTATTATTAATGTTTATTGCAGCAGTAATTTCAGTAGAAATGAAAAAACATATAGAGGATGATTATGATAGATAATGACTTGATTAATAATATAAATTCATATATTATAAGCAACAAATATGTAAGTAGAACAGAAGTAAGTCGTCATTTTAATATTGGATATAAAAAACTAATGAAAATGCACGATGAAAAATTAATTAAGTTAAATCCAGCAATGAGTTTAAAAGTAGCATCATTAATGGCAAAAGCAGTAAGAAAACATAATTCTTTACAAAGGAGAAAAGAAAATGGATAATGTAAATCATCCAAAGCACTATTTGGTAGGTGGAATTGAAGCAATAGATATTATTGCTAGTCGTTTGACTAAAGAAGAGTTTATTGGTTACTTAAAAGGCAATAAAATGAAATATGATTTAAGATATTCATTTAAAGCAAACCCTATTGAAGATATTAAAAAGGGTGAATGGTATGCCAATAAATTAATTGAAGTATTGCGTGATGAAGAGGCTATTAATCCTCCAGAGATTGCTGCTCAATTACAAAGAATTGAAATGGTTGACGATTAATCGTCTAGTTCTGGCACTTCTGAATAAACGGAAAGTCCATCACCACTAATTTCGATGTGACTTCCGTCATCTAGGACTATAATAAGCACGTCTTCACCGTAGTAGGATTCTGCTTCTACTATCATTTTACCTACTATATGCTCACACAGTTTTTGAATATTCATAATTTTCCTTATATGCTGATAGCGGACTCTTTGGACAACTGTTCCGCCTTCGCTGCTCGACTCCATGTCCCACATTGCTGGCATTGAAACCTCTGATAATGTCTAGTTGTAGTAATAGCAGTACCACGTTTTTGTAATTTGTTAGAACCGCAATTTGGACAACAAGCATTTGCGGAATACGCATTATGATTAGGATGGTTTTTAATCCATGCCTTAAATTTATCATAAACCTTTTCTAACAAAACAACATCGTTTTTATTGTACTCTTCCATAACTTTCCATGCCTTACGGTCATCATTCATACATTTGACCCATAAAGCATGACCTTCATGTTCTGTTTTACTACCTAATCCTAAAGCCTGTGATACATAGTCTAGTTTGTTAGAAACAAACCTAAATTGCCTTCTTGCTACTTGCAATAAATCTATCTGTTTAGAGGGTGCTGGGGGTGGCATACCAGAGAGTAAAAACTCCTTGTGTAGTATCGGTATGTCAAATCTAGAGCCATTATAATGAACTATGGCATCAGCTTCATCAAGAAGTTTATGCACAGAATCTAGCATTTTTTGTTTACCAGATTTTTGAATAGAGTCAAACATGATTTTAGATTCACCATACCATTTGGCTGCATAGCAGAGAGTGTAAGATGATTCTAGTAATTGGTTTATAGAAATGTTTTGGTCAAAGATACCCCAGACATGAGCAGTATTTGGTGCTACTTCAATATCAATAAGTAAAATTTTCATAGTAATCTCTAGTGTTTAGATAAACTATTATATACTATAAATCCTAAAAGCAAGAGTAATACATACTTTAAATGGTCAATAGCACAAAGCAAATCACAGATTAAATGCTCTACCATATCTTAATAGTTGCTGTTTTATCTTCTTTAAGTTTATTAAAAAATACATCGTATGCTAATTTAGAATTTCCTATGAAATCTTTACCTGCATATGTATGACCTAATAAGATACATCCATCTGTGTCTTTAGATGTGTTGCCAGCATGTATTCTTACACCTGTAAAATTAGGCACATTTAAAATATGAGGCATAGGTTTGCCAAATCTAGCAGAATCATCAATAATAACATCGTAAGTTCCAGCAGGAATAGCTGTTTTTCCATCTACTTTAGCTCCATCTCTAACAACATCTTCTAAAGTGTAACAAAAATAAACATTATTTAAATACATTCTACCTACAGTATATGTATTGTTAAATTCAAACCTTTTAACTTCAATCAACATATGAATTAATATACTCCAATGCCCTTGTAAGACCTTCCATAGCAGCCATAAAAACTAATGAAAATCCCATAGCCATAAATAATAATCCTACTACTAATAATTTAAGAAAAGACAAACCAATAAAGTTTAATATGTTTAATGCAATCATTTTTTAAGTGTCAAGTACATTCTTTCGCCAATAACAAAAGACATACAAGCTCCAGTCATGTCAAGGAATACTGCTACTACGGATGCACCTACAATATCTGGGTTGAATACTACAATAGCAGTGAATACCATTATAGCAGTTATGATGACATATCTAAATGAAGCACGAAGGTCTATAATCCATTTAGAAGGTTCGCCAGTAGGGTTATCTAATGCAGCTAAAGCCTGTAACTTTTCAGCTTCTGCTTTCATAAGCTCTATGCGTTCTGTGATATTTTGGGGTTGTCCACCAGCACCACCTGTAAACTTGGCAATAAGACCTCTAGCACCATCAGCAAATGCTGGCACTAAAGCTGGTAAGATTAAAGATATAATTGAACCAAACATTATAGCTCCTTTGGGTCATAGCCATATTTAACAGCTATTCGTTTTTGAAGTTTTTTAAAAAGACCTGCATGTTTTACATACCGTTCTGAATTGGGGTATTCAATATAAATTGCCATATGAATAAGTTCGTGCATAAGAGTTTTTATAACAGTATCTAAATGACCGCATTTAGCTGTACTAATAGTAATTACATGAGGCTCACCATTTTCAGGTGGAGCATATTCGCCATATACTTCTGGATTATTAATAATTACAAAATCTACTTTATGTGCAGGTGGGAATTTATACTCATCAAATACAGGGAACTCTATCAAAGCCGAATAAAGATTGGCAATGTTGTTCTCTGTAATAAATGTCATATCGTGGCTTTAGGATGAAATAGTTTAGCGTCAAATACTGCTGTTTGGTTTATTTCTGGAAAAAATATAAATACTGCGTGCTTACCTTCGTAACTATCAGACCTCCAACAACCTTCATGGTTTGGATGACCTTTGTCAGTAGCATAGGCAGCATAATCGTATCCTTGCAAACCTTCTTTTTTAAGAATACACTCTTCACTTGTTAATACAATTTCACCTGCTTCTGTAACCATGCTCATTTCTTTTACAAGTTCTTTAGCATAAGGTACATTAATTAACATAAGCCAAAATATTGCTAATACTGTTAAGTAAGCAAGTACTTTCATGTTATTTTCCTAATAAGTGATTAGCTACAAATGTCATAAAACCACCTATAGCAGAGGCTATAGCCATACCAGCCCAGAAGCCACCTTTAGATTTGTTTGCAAGCTCTAGGAGCAGTTTAATATCTGTTTCTAGGTTCTCTACCTTATCTTGCAGGTTTTGAACTTGAGCAATAAGTTTGCCATATTGTATTGGGTCAATTTCATTAGACATTAATAAACTTTCTATTGTTGAATATATCCGTAATCTTCTGGATTTAATGGTTGTTGTAAATTAATTAATCCTTTTTGTGGATTACGCACAGTTTGTGTAGCAGTTTCACCTAATAGACCTAAATTTCTTACTCGTTCTGCTGGTAAATATCTTGCAGCTTGACCAGATAACTGTGATAACTCACCTAATAATCTTGGAGAAGTAACTATGCCTGCTCCAGCTAATCCACCTAAAGCTGGAAGTGTATATGCTGGATTAATAAATGAAGCAATTCCAGTAGCAGCACCGCCACCAAGCATTGTATTTTTAAAATATGGTGATGTTAAATCTTTAAGACTTGAGCCAGCAACTGCTGGCATAATATCTATTCCAGTAGCATTTTTAAGCGTATCAGCAATACTTAATCTATATTCTTGAGTAGGTGCATCTTTGACTAAAGAAAGAACTTTTCTAATGCCGCCTTCTACATTTTGACCAGATGTTAAAGACTGTTTAATATCATTAATAGCAGACATAGTTTTGCTATAATTAGTCATAGCAGAATCATAACCTTGAACATTACTTAATTCATTTCTAACATCATCTAAAACTTTAGTATATGCACCACGAACTTCTTTAGAATACTCTGCAGACGGCATTGCTTTGCCAATCTTTTGTTTCATAAAATCAAAACCTTCTGCAGTATGGTATCTAGGATTTCTAAATTCACTAACAATAGAATCTAACTCATTAAGTTTTTGTTGCTCTAATTTAAGTAATTTTGATGGTGCATTAGCATTACCACCAACTTTAAATTGGCTTTTAACTTCATCTAAACCATTTAAAATATTGTCATAATTTAGTCGTTGATTAGTATTAGCCCATCCTGTTTTTAATGTATTATAAACATTACTAGCGTTATCACCCATAATGTTAATGCCTTTTTTGACATTAAATACAATATCACTTTCTGGTATCTTACCAGTCATTGCACCTCTAAATGATTTAAGTGCATTGCCACCTTCTTTACCAGCTTCGTATCCAGTAATAAATGATTCTGGAGATGTTCTTGTCACACCAGCCATAATAGTTGGAAGAGATTCTTTTGCAACATACTGTACTCCAGTAATAGGATTAGTGTATTCACCTGCTGTTTTAGCATATTTACCAACATTACCTACAAGACCGCCAGTTCTACCAATAGCAGATTGTGCTTTAAGTAATGCAGAACCACCACCAGTTAATACAGCAGATAAATCAGCAGCAAGTCCTACAGGGTCATTTTGTAATGTTCTTAAAAGGTTTTCTTGTCCACCAAAACGTTCACCAAGATATTGTTTAGCATTATTGTACATTTCTGTTTGACGTGCTCTAGTTTCTGGATTACCAACACCTTCTGGTAAACCTTGATAAAGAAGACCACCTAATGTTCCACCAAGACCACTTAATGTTTCTCTAGGGCTAGTAACTGCTTGACCAATGTTTCTTCCTAATTGAATACCACTAGAAGGAATATTACCAATCATTTCACGAGTGCTAAACTCAAATGGTTTAGATTTTTCTGGTGTTAGAGTAAATTCAGACTCTGGATTAACTGTAATCTCTGGTGCTTGTACAGAAAGTTTAGACTCTTTAATTTTATCTAACGGAATTAATTCATAATCTGAAGCCATTATTTTGATTTCCTTTTGATTAAATTAGGAACTCCATTAACAATCACATAATATTCATTAAGGTTCATATTAGGATATTTTTTTAAATATTGTGCTGGTAAATCTTTACCTTGTCTTGCATTTTGCACAGTACCTTTATCTGTTTCAAAGCTGCGTGTATTTAATACTTGAGCTTTGTTTAAATCACCAAAACGTCTACCAAAATCTTCTGTTACTCCTCTTTCTGAAGAATCAAGTTCTGCTCTAAATCTAATTAATGCAGCTCTTGCATCTTGTGCGTTTGTAGTAGGCTTAACACTTGATTTAGAATCTTCTAATCTTTGACCTTCACGAACTGCTAATGGTCCAAGTCCAGTAGAACCTCCACCAGCTTCTTTCATATCATTTACAGCAAATGTAAATGTTTTAGCTGCAAATCTATCATACAATGCTTTAGTGTTTGCTACGCTACCACCAGTAGATATTGCACCAGCAGTTGTACCACCAGTACCAAAGTATGTATCAAAACCATCACTTGCTAAAAGGTCATCTACTAATCTTTTTGTAGAGTCAATATCTTTAACAAATTTAGTTGTAATATTAGTTTCTGGCATTTTTGTTTTTTGTAATTCAGCTAATACATCTTTTGGTTGAGTCATGTCATAAATTTGAGGAGTCAATTTAGATGCTTTACCAGTTTCATCTATTTGTGTATATGTACTAGCAACAAGTGGGTTTCCTTTAGTTTGAGGAACAGCTTTAGTTTCTTGTGATACTGGATTGTTTATATTAAAGTTTGGTTGTACAGCACCAGTTTGCACTGGAACAGACAATACTTTTTTAGCAGCCACTTCAGATTTAGTTGCATTAGGTTGAGAGGCACCAACAGTAGGAGGCACAAACTCTGATTGTTTATAAATGTTTTGGTCTGGTTGTGTTTGCAATACATCTGTAGATGGAATATTAATATCTATAGGTGCTTGTCTAATATTTTGTGGAATGTTTTGTGGAACATTTTGTGGAACATTTGACGGTGCATTTGCAATTGGTTTAGGATTAAGAATTGCATCTAAAATAGATGCTTGAGATGCAGGACTATCTAAAACAGCACCTCTTCCTCTGTTTTCAATATTAAATTGACTACGAGAAACTGCATTATTAAATACATCTTTATTTGGAACACCACCAGAATATACTAAAGCCATTTGATTTGCTTTAGCTTGTGCATCCGTGCCAGATAATCCAGCATATGGGCTATTTGCATTAAATGTCATTGAAGATGGATTATAACCAATAGAATTAAAGAAATTAGTTTCTTCTGGTTTATATTTTTCAAATCCTCTTAAATCTTGTCTTGTACCAAGTTTTAACTCAACATATTTATTTGGATTGGTTGCAATTAATCTTTGCATTTCTGGGTCTGTTTCTTGTCTAATCATGTCTTCAATAGAACCAGTTTCCCAACCAAGTTTTTTATTTTCATATCCAAGTTTTTCAACATCCCCCATTAACTTTTTACCAGTCAATGCTTTAAAGATACCTTCTTGTGTTGTTGTGTATGGTGCTTGTCTGCCTTCAGCAGCACCAGAAACTGTACCTAATATTTTTTGCCAAGCAGGTTTGTTTTGATATAATTGAGAAGCATAACCTTTACCAGCACCAATAGCTGTTTGCAAATTAGATTGCGATTGTAATTTTGCTAATTCTTCTGTAGTAAGATTTCTTTTTAAAAACTCTGGCACATTTGTACCTAATAAAGAATTTAAAGAAAGACCTCCGCCAGTTGCAGATGATGATGGGTCAAATAAATCTAATAATCCTGCCATAATATTATCCTATTAATGATGTGTAAAAATTACCAATTTTACGTTTGTCTGTTTCTGGTATTCGTGCAAATGCTTTATTTGATAATTGAGCAATTTTACCTGCAGCAATTGATTCTGGAGATACGCCATAATCAGCCCCTGATGCATTTACTTGTGGCATGCTATAACTTTGAGTCATAGTACTATCACCTTGTTTAATAGGTACTTGACCCTTTGCAATGGCATCATTTAATCTTTGTTGACTTTGTGCATCAGCATTAGCTGACATATTTGAAATAGTATTAGCACCACTTAACACACTCATAGGATTTTCTTTTCCATATGAAAATATATTTGAACCAACATCAGATAATTTTTCACCAAAAGATAATGGTGTATTTACAGCAAGTCTTCTGGGGTCTAAAGCAAGTGGATTAGTTTCTGTAGAAAATTTATTAGCAAACATTTGGTCTGCTGAAGATAATCCTTTATCTGCAAAACTTAAACCTTCGTCAGTAAAATTAGCAGTTGGATAAAATTTATCTAATTGAATACCTTGCCCACCTAATGGAAGATTGGTGCCTCCAAGAGTAGAATTAATACCATTAACTCCAAAATCAATACCACCTGTAGCTGCTCCACCAACATTTCCAAAAGCATTAGCACCTAAATTAGCATAACCACCTGTGCCTAAACTAACTGCTTCTGGAGCTACGCCTTGAAATCCAGATAATAAACCACCTTCACCTAATCCAAAACCACTACCAAATCCACCTGCACCACCAAATGCACCACCAGTAACGCCACCTAATAAAGCACCTGTAAATGGACTTTTACCCATAGCAAGAGAACCTAGAGCACCAACTCCTGCACCAATTAGCATAGGAGGTCCCATATTATTTACCTACCTTACCTGCTAAATAGCACATTGGTTCAATGATTGCACGATAGATACGACCTAATGGGTCACGTTTTTTACCACGCATTTCTTTCCATAAGTCAGCAGTTCTATGTCTTGCAATATGCTCTGAAACTTTACGAACAAGTTTACGAGCAAATGTTTGTTTATCACTAAATGCAAATGCAACCACTGGTAAGAATAGTTTGTGATAACCTTTTTCAATTGTTTTAGCATTAGGCATTGTGGCTGAATGTTGTAACCAGATAGCTTGACGGAATGAACCAAAACCGTATGCTTGATTCATAGCTGTACATACTATTTT